ATGCTGGGGGATAACTTTGCGACTTGGTATAACGCTAGCGAAGGTACATTGTTTGCGAAGTATTCTGTTGTTGGGTACAACACTGGAGCTTCTAATGCAGCAGCGTCTTTTAATGACTCAACAACGTCAAATTTCATTGTTGTTAGAACTACGGCTAGTACCACACAGCCGAATTTTTCTGTACGCACTAGCGGGGTTACCGAATCATTAGATGTTTCAACAACAATTCCAGTAAATACGACTGTTAATGCTGCAGGGGCGTACAAAATTAACGACTTTGCTTTTTCTGCAAATGGCTCTGCGGTTGTTACAGATACCAGCGGCTCTGTTCCTGTTGTTTCAAGATTCAGCCTTGGTTTTACGGGCACTATTGGAACCAATCAACTAAACGGCACGATTCGCTCCATCTCTTACTATCCCACTCGACTCGCTAACGCAACTCTTCAGAGCATCACAACATGACCGACGAAACCCTAACCGAGCTTATTGAAGCTGCCAAGCTCGCACTGGAAGGCCTCAACAGCATTGAAGTTGGCTACCGCACACAGTGGGGCGATATTCCAGAAGAAATCAGCTTTGACGAGAAGATGTGCAACGCAGCCATTGCCGCGCTTGAAGCTGCTCTTGGCAAGTTGAGCAAGGAATAACCCATGACCGACATTGTTGACACGATAGAGGCACCTCCCCGTGATGAAGCCCCAGCAGAACCCATCGTCACCGAGGGCTTCTGCGACTACATGGTGGTCTTCGCTGATGAGGCGGAGGCCTATTCGGTCCTGTACGACTCAGCCACGGACGACGAAGGCAACGTGACGCTGACGGCAAAGTTCACTGCGGTGGACATGATCGGCACGATCTACGAGCCTGCGCCTGATCCGGTGCCTGAGGATTACGTTCCTGTGGCTTATCCGGGCTACCACGCCAACGTGCGCAACATCGGGCCAGCGCCTAAGTTGGATGCGTTTGTGGTGCCTGTGTTGCCGGTCACTCCGCTGAGGGTGTGGGCGTGAGCAGAAGGAGGAGCTGATGGACGCACAAGCAGTCATCGCCGCCCTGCGTGACAGGGCCCGCAAGTATGTGTCCCTGGACACGCCCGAGGACGCTGACCTGGGCGACATGGCCATCGACATCGCCACTGGCTTCCTGCCGGTGGTGGGCACGGCCCAGGCCGGCCGCGACTTCGAGCGCGCCAGGCGTGAGGGTGACAGGCTGGGCATGGTGCTGTCGGCCGCGGGCATGGTGCCGGTGGTGGGCGGAGTTGCTGGCGCTGCGAACAAGGCGCGCAAGGGGGAGGCGATTGCTGAGGCGCTGCGCGCCAAGTATCCAAACGTGGACCTGAGTCTTGGCGGGGACAAGACGCTGCAGCTTGGCAAGATCGTGGTGCCCAAGGAGCAACGTGGGCAAGGCGTTGGCACCGCGCTGATGAACGACCTCATCAAGCAGGCGGATGAAGCAGGGGCGATGGTTACTCTCAGCCCGGCGGCCGACTTTGGCGGGAGCGTGGGGCGTCTCAAGGACTTCTACAAGCGGTTTGGGTTTGTGGAGAACAAGGGGCGCAACAAGGACTTTGCGATTTCTGACGCTATGTATCGCGTGGCGCAAAGCGCAAGCCCTCCGCCAAAAGAAACTGTGAAGGCTTTGCGCGGCCCACGCGCTGAGGCTTTGGAAACGGCCCGGCAGAACGCAGTCAAGATGCTCGGGCTGCCTGAGAACAACACGGCGATGGATCGTGCCAAGGCGCTGGGGTTTGGCAACGACGTTTATCACGGCACAACCAAAAATTTCCCGGCGTTCGACACCAGCAAGCTGGGGGCGTCTGGAGTCGATGCCGCTGAAGGGGTGTTCACGGCCAACAACCCAAAGATCGCCAACGAGTTCACCTGGAGCAATGGCAGTCAGGACGGCGCGAACGTGATGCCGCTGATCTTGCGCACCTCCGACCCTGTCAAAGCCAGCACCGTCTTGGACGGCACCACGGGCTCGGCGGCGGCAAGAGTGCTGCAACAAGCAAAGCGCGCCGGATACGACCGCGTGGATTTCCCGACCAACATGCTGGGCGCTGAAGGCACGACGCAGGTGGTGTTTGACCCGTCGCGTATCCGCTCCCGCTTCGCTGCCTTCGACCCCGCCCGCGTCAACGAGAACGACCTGCTGGGCCGAGCAGATCCGAGGCTTCTGGCGGCAATCGCTGCCGGTGGCCTTGGCACGGCAGCCGCCGTTTCCGCCCTACGCAACCGCAACAAGGAAGAGGAGAAGGCCGCGCCATGACCCGCCGCCGCTACATCCAAGACCGCACCACCGGAGAGTTGATCGAAGTCACCGCGGACCACCGCGAGCCCATGCGCAACGACGCGGGCGCGCTGTGGGGCGACAGCAGCTACGCAGGCCTGCGCGCGACTGACGGCACCGACATCAGCACCCGCAGCAAGCACCGCGAGTACATGCGGGCCAACAACCTCACCACGGTTGACGACTTCCAGAACACCTGGGCCAAGGCTCAGGAACAGCGTGAGCGTCTCTACACCCAGGGCGGCACGTTCTCTCGACGCGACATAGAGCGCGCGATTTCTCAACTCCAAAACAGGTAACACCACATGAGCGAACCCACGACCTTGCGCGACTCCATCGAGGCCGCCCTGGACACCGCGGCGCCTGACACGGCGCCCGAGCCCATTGCGCAGCCTGCTCCGTCTGGGAGTGACCCGGGCGAAGAGCGGGGGAGTGCCCCGGCGACGCAGGCTGCCTCATCCAAGACCCAGAATCTGGACGACCTGGCCGAGGGCCAGAAGCCTGAACGCCAGAACCTTCAACAACGCGAACGCGACGAAACCGGAAAGTTCAAGACCAAGGAGCAGACCGAGGGCATCCAGCCTGGGCCCAAGGCCGGCCCGCGTCAGCAAACCGACCGCGCGCCCCAGGCCTGGCGGCCGGAAACCAGAGAGCACTGGGGCCAGCTGCCCGAGCCGGTGCGCCAGGAGATCCAGCGCCGCGAGGTGGAGGTGCAGCGCACGCTGCAGGAGTCGTCCGAGGCTCGCAAGGCCTACGACGCGGTGATGCGCACCATCCAGCCCTACGAGGCCTTCATCAAGGCTGAGAACAGCAACCCGCTGCAGGCCATCGACAACCTGATGAGCACGGCGGCCAGGCTGCGCACCGGCACGGCGCCGGAGCTGGCGCAGATGGTGGCCGGCATCGTCAACCAGTTTGGCGTGGGCCGGTTCGGGCAGAACTTCATCCAGGCGTTGGACTCCGCGCTGGCGGGGCAGGTGCCGCAGGTGGATCCTCAGCAGGCTGCGCTCGAGCAGGCGCTCAACCAGCGCCTGGCGCCCATGCAGCAGATGGTCACGCAATTCCAGCAGGCGCAGCTCGCGCAGCAGCAGATGGTGACGCAGAAGGCGCAGTCCGAGGTGGCGTCGTTCCTGCAGCGCGCCGAGTTCGGTGAGGACGTGCGCGAGGAGATGGCCGACCTGCTGGAGACGGCACAGCGCCGCGGGCAGGAGTTGAGCCTAGTGGACGCCTACAAGAAGGCCTGCATGCTGAACGACCGCGTGCGCTCGGTGCTGCAGGGCCGGGCCAAGTCCCGCGGTGCGCAGAACCAGACGGCGGTGGCGCAAAGGGCCCGCCAGGCCGCGGTGAGCGTGACCGGGGCGGCTCCGGCCAGGGCGCTCAGGCAGGACCCCACCGACGTGCGGTCTGCGATCGAGGCAGCCATTGCGATGTCCTCACGCTGATGGATAATTCGCACCAGGGTGCGAGTAATCGCATCTTGGTGTGCCCAGCACCCCAGCCACCGAAAGCTCGCAGGAGACGGCGCGGCCGTCCCACCTACAGCACAACCGGACTGAGAAGGTTCGCGTAGGCGCATCTGAACTGGCGGCCGAAAGGCCATCCCCAACTCAGATGGAGTTTTCATCATGGCATTTCCAAATGTGAGCGACATCGTCGCCACCACCATCCAGTCCCGTTCGCGTCAGATCGCGGACAACGTCACCAAGAACAACGCCCTGCTGTCGCGCCTGAACCAGCGCGGCAACATCAAGACGATCAGCGGCGGCAACGTCATCCTGGAAGAGCTCAGCTTTGCCGAAAACGGCAACGCCGGCTTCTACTCGGGCTATGACCTGCTGCCGGTGGCCGCGCAGGACGTCATCAGCGCCGCTGAATTCAGCATCAAGCAGTTCGCTGTCCCGGTCGTTATGAGCGGCCTGGAGATGCTGCAGAACAGCGGCAAGGAAGCCTTCATCGACCTGCTCGAGGCGCGCCTGAACGTGGCCGAGGCGACGATGATGAACAAGTTGGCGCAGTCGGTGTACTCCGACGGCACCGGCTCTGGTGGCAAGGAGATCACCGGCCTGAACGCCGCCGTGGCCTCCACCAACACCAGCGGCACCTACGGCGGCATCGACCGTGGCACCTGGACCTTCTGGCGCAACCAGAAGTACGACTTCAGCGACAACACCGTGACCCCTGGACCGACCACGATCCAGAACGCGATGAACACGCTGTGGGCGTCCTGCACGCGCGGCAATGACCGTCCTGACCTGATCGTTGTGGACACTGTCTACTGGGGCTACTACATGTCGTCCCTGCAGGCCCTGCAGCGCTTCTCCAGCCCCGAGACGGGCAACCTCGGCTTCCCGTCCCTGAAGTTCATGGACGCGGACGTGGTGCTCGACGGCGGTATCGGCGGCTTCTGCCCGTCGTCCACCGGCTTCTTCCTCAACACCAAGTACCTGAAGTGGCGTCCTCACAAGGACCGCAACATGGTCCCGCTGTCGCCCAACCGGCGCTACGCGATCAACCAGGATGCCGAGGTGCAGATCCTGGGCTGGGCCGGCAACTTGACCTGCTCCGGCGCGCAGTTCCAAGGCCGTCTGCAGAACTGATTGGTGGACCGTCGTGGGTCGCCTTTCCCGAGAGGGGCGGGGTGACCCAATCCTCTCGGGTTTTTTTCTTCAGGAGATTGCAACATGGCACAAGCTGTCATCGGTCTGAGCAAGGACCAAATCACTGCGGCTACGGCCGTCGCCGCGTTTCGTCTGGGCACCGTGGGTGGCTACGACGACCCGACCAACGGGTATCAGGAGTTCATTTACGGCCGCGCTGATGGTGCGGTGACGGGTGCCGGCTACCTGTGCGTCGAGGAGACGGGTTTCGACTTCGTCATGGCCACCACGACCACGACCGCCCCTGGCGCGTCGGGTCCTGGCTCTCGTTGCGGCGCGGCTCAGGCCGTCATGGCTGACAACGAGTACGGCTGGTTTCAGATCTACGGCAAGGGCAGCGTTCGCACGCTGGCCAGCGCCGCCAAGGGGACCCAACTCAACAGCACCGCCACGGGCGGCGCGGTTGATGACGACGCCACCGCGGGCTCTGAAAGCATCAGCGGACTGGTTCTGGGTACGGCCACGGGCGGCGCTGCAGCAACCAACGCTGACGCGCTGTTCTCGTACCCGGTTGTTGGCCGGACGCTGTAACACCCCCCAAGAAGAAGGAGAACAGCATGCAACCCACGACTTCCACTGTGTTTGATGAACCCACGCACCTGGCCAGGCCAGATGAGTCTCGGTACGCGCACGATGCGCGGCTGTACGTGGAGTTCTTGCGTGAGCCCGTCATGCACCCCGGCAAGAGCCGGGAGGCTGGCCGGGCTGTGTACGAGGAGCGGGACTTCATCCGCATCCACGTGCCTGGCGACAAGACCTCGGTCATCTACCGCCAGGTCACCGAGCAGGACGCCCAGCGCTTTGCTGACCGCTACCAGAAGTGGAAGTCTGGCCAGCAGGACGCGGTGGTCGGCACGCCGCTGACCGCCCTGCCTGGCATGACCCCGTCGAAGGTCGAGGAGTACCGCTACTTCAAGATCGTCACGGTGGAGCAGCTGGCCGACGCGCCTGACAACCTGGGGCAGAAGTTCATGTCCTTCCAGGCTGACAAGCAGCGCGCCAAGGCCTTCATGGAGGTGGCGGCCAACAACGCCCCCATCGAGCGCATGAACGCCGAGCTGCAGAAGCGCGACGCCGAGATCGAGAACCTCAAGACCATGGTCGAGGCCCTGCAGGCCCAGGCCAAGCCCAAGCGCGCCGTGGCTGCGGAGCCGGTCGCGGCCTGAGGAAAGGTAGGGGATGGCCTTCCAGATCGTCAACGAGTCAACCCTCTCGGCCATCGTCCAGAACGTGGCCGGGATGGTGGCCTTCCCCATTCCGTCTGATCCTGCCGGCAGCACCGACCCCGCGGTGCAGCAGATGGTGCAGGCCGTCAACATGTCCGGCATCGAGTTGCTGTCCATGTACGACTGGCAGGAGCTGGTCAAGAACTACGAGATCTCGATCCTGCAGGACACCAGCGGGCAGAAGGAAAAGTCCTTCGACATGCCCGAGGACTTCTACGACTGGATCGACCAGACCAACTGGAACGCGACGACGCAGTTCCCGTCGCTGGGGCCGGTGTCGCCGCAGATGTGGCAGCAGCTGCTGATCCGCACGACGCTGCCGACGCTGTCGTTCTACTGGCAGGTGCGGGACAACAAGATCTACGTCCTGGCGCCGCCGTCTGCACCGCAGACGATGAACTTCTTCTACCTGTCGCAGGCCTGGGTACGCGATCAGGACGACAGCACGCTGTACAAGAACCGCGTCACCAAGAACGGCGACGTGACCCTGCTCGACCCGACGCTGGTGACGCTGTACACCCGCGTGAAGTGGCTCGAGATGAAGGGCCTGGACAGCTCGGCGGCCATGCGCGACTTCCAGGTGAGCTTCGAGAACCGCAAGGGCGCCGAGAAGGGCGCGCCGGTGCTCAGCATGGCGCGGGACTTCCGCTTCCCCTACATCCAGCCGCTGATCAATACGCCTGACACGGGCATGGGGGCCTGACGTGCCTCTGGTGCCTCTGAAGCCCTTCAAGGTGCCGCGAAGGGCGGCCGCCTCGCAGGTGTCGCAGTCCGCGATCATCCCGGCGCCGGTGGGAGGCCTGAACTACCGCGACCCGATCAGTGCGATGGACCCGCGCGACGCGCTGGTGCTGACCAACCTGATCCCGGGGCAGCAGGGCGTGGAGCTGCGCCGCGGCTGGGCCGAGTTTGACGACGCTGTTGAGGTGGCCGGCGTGGCGCAGTCGGTGGAGGCGGTGTTCTCCT